GGTTGCTGGTACTCGCTGATCTCACGCCAGTGCGTGATCCAGCTCGAGCGCTCGTTCCACAGCGCGCTCTTGCGCGCCAACATGCGCTGTCGTTTGTCGAGGGGATCTTCCATCAGCCGCCCAGCAGGCTGGTCTTGCCGGTGGATGCGCTGGCGATGCCACTGGGGCCGGTGAGCAGCGAGCCCCCACCCATAGCGGCGCTCGAGCGGTTGCGCTTCATCATGTCCACGGCCTGCGCCTGGTCAGGTTGCTTGACTGCCTGGGGCGGGGGCGTGGGTGCGGGAATTTTTGGCGACGACATGCACATCGTGGTGTCCTTCAGGGATTGCCCGGGCATTGTGCGAGGCCCGGGCGTGGACACGGACACCTCAGCGCCGGGCGTAGGGGTCGTACTCCAGCGCGCTGTTGTCCTCGACCGGCAGGCCCAGCGCCCGGGCACGGGCCTCGACGCTGTGGTCTCGGTACACCTGGTGGGCAAAGGTCAGGGCCAACGCGTCACCCAGGTCGGGCGACGGCAGGCCTCGGGCCTTCATGTCGTCCTTGCTCTCGAGCTGCATCTTGTCGCTGGACGTGAACTTGTAGGTGGGTGCGGCCAGATCCTGCTTCAGGTCCACGATGTCGGGGATCGCGGCGCCCGACATGATCCACTCCTTCATGTTGTGCCACATCTCCACGCGCTTGTTGAGGTATTGCGCCTCGCTCGGCATGCCTGCGAAGTGCACCTCGATCACGTCGTGGTGCAGCTGGCGCAGCCGGTCGATCACGCCAGACCCGTTGCCCGCGTCAATGAACACCGCGTCAGGGCGCTCGCGCTCGATGGTCGCCGCCACCTTGGCCGCGAGGTCCATGTTGTCGATGCCGCGGTACACCTCGGGCTTTGAGGCATACAGCCCCTGGCGCATGAAGATCACGCTGCGATCGTCCCCAAAACGTGCGGGGTCCACGCCCAGCACCTTGGCTGCGAACGTGTAGTCCCGCGGGTTCAGGTGGCGCCCAGCGGCGGCCTGCACATCGCTCAGTGAGATCAGCTGGTTGTCGCCTGCTGCCGCGAAGTCGCACAGCATCTCGCGCTTGAACGTGTTCTCGTCCACGGATTGCCGGTAGCGCTCCACCTCGGTCGGGTTCAGCGCGTCGGTGTCATAGACCGTGTACAGCGCTGCGAACCACTGATCCAGCGTGCGGGCCTTGAAGAACAGCTCGCTGAAGAGGTTCACGCCGTGCGGTGTGCCGATCATCAGGGCCCAGCCCAAACGGTCGGCCAGGGCGGGCTGGATGACCTCGAGCCAGGTCTCTGGCTTGACGTTGGCCACCTCGTCGATCACCACGCCGTCCAGTCGCACGCCACGCATGGCGTCGGGGTTGTCGGCCCCGTAACACCGGATCACCGCGCCGTTGGTCGTGAAGCGCACCCACAGCTCGGACTCGTTGATCTCGCACAGGCCACGCATAACGAGGGGCTGCACCTTCTGCTTCAGTCGCAGCCAGGCAATGGACTTAGCCTGCTTGAGCAGTGGTGCCACGTAGAAGAACAGGCCCAAGGGCAGCGTGAAGCGCAGCGCCTTGTCGATGAGCTCGGACAGCGCCAGCTCGGTCTTGCCGGCCCGCCGGTGCAGCGCCAGCACCGTGAAGCGCTTGCGGGCCAAGTGGACCTCGCGCTGCCACTGGCGAGGCCTGTAGCCCAGGTCGATGGTCTGGGGCAGCACTAGGCGAGGTCGTCGAACGTGTCGACCGGCACACCTGTGGCGATGATGACTGTGGCCTGCTGCACCGGCCCGCCATCTGCACCGGTGAGCTCGGTGCGGTCGGCGTAGACCTTCTTGCGCCGTCCCTTGAGGAACAGCGCCAGCAGCGCGTCGCTGTGTTTGCGGATCGTGAGGGGCACGGGTTGGCCGTTGGCGTCGAGCTTGATGCGGTATTGCTCTGCGCCCGCCTCGTCCTCGTAGCGCTCGTATCGGTAGGCCAGGCGGCCCTTGTCCACCACCGGCTCTTCAAAGCCCACCACGGCCCGCCTGAAGGCCTCCTGCTCGGCTCGGTCGATGCCGTCCTCCAGCGCCTCGGCCTCGGCCTGGGCGAACTCAGGATCGTCCTGGCGTGCTCGCCACGCTGTGGTGCGATCGATGCCCACCGCCTTGCATGCGTGCTGGAACACCGGCACCTCGCGCAGGGCTGCCAGGTATGCGTCGCGCCACGGGAAGGGGTGATGGGCCATGCATGGCAATGTAGCGCGGTGCTAACCAGTGACGGACACGCGCACAACGCGAGCCACCGACTGACCACGCCGTCGGCCAGCCGCGATGTGGGCGATGCAGGACTTGCTCACGTCGAACTTCGCCGCCACCACCGCGTAGGACAGCCCCTCGTCCAGCAGCGCCTGCACCTGCCCCACCTCCGCGTCAGTCAACTTGGCCAGCGGGTGGTGCTCGCCGATGCGCCGGCCGTTTTCGTTCAATGCGATCAGTTTCTGCATGATTTGCGCGTTCCTTTCTGACCAGTCGGAGCGTGTAAAACTTTGCTCATTCGACTGCAACAACCGACACTTCAGTGCAACACTGCAACGCCCCTATAGGGCGGCGTTGCGTTGCGTTGCACTTTTTGAAGTAAGTGCAACGTGCAACACGGTGCAACGTTGCAGTCGTGTTGCAGTGTTGCACTCTGAATCCGCACAGCACTGCGCGTTCAGCAAACAAAGATGCAACCATCATCGCCAATCCCGTACGGCGAATTGTCCCCAATGCACAGTGCATCCAGCGCCCTGCGCACCCTTTGGCGTCGTGAATCCCGCTTGCCATCGGCCGGCGGATCCATCCTTTTCATGGCCTCCAGCACCACCGGCGTGACCTCGATGCCCTCGGTCTGGGCCAGCGCGAACTCCTGAATCACGGCGTTCACGATGGTCTCCACCGGGCCCAGCTTGCGCATCGAGACCCCACCCACGGCCGGCATTGGTGCGTCCACCACCACGCAGCTGGTGATGGGCTCGATGTCCTCATCCACCCCGATCTGCACCACCTCGAGCGCAAAACCCCACTCCAACCCGTCCTCCCCGTCCTTGCTTTTGGTCAACCGCAGCGCCCGCTGGTCACCCTCGCGCACCACCTCGATCTCAGCGTCGGCCGCGGCGCGCAGGCCTGACCAGCCCCTGGCCCCCTTGGTGGCGTCCTTGCCGCTGTGGTGGATCAGCAGCACCATGGCGCCTGTGGCCTCGTGGATGCGTTTGCAGTACCCCAGCGCCTTGCCCACGTCCTCGCCCGCGTTCTCGTTAGCCCCCGGGGTGGTCTGGGCGAACGTGTCCACCACGATCAGATCCGCACCCCCGCTGGCCTTGATGCCACGGGCGATGTCGACCGCGTCCTGCTTTTCGAGGAGGTTGGGCGCCGCGTTGAGCACGCTCATGGGCACACCGGTGAGATCCACCTGCCCGTGCTGCGCGTAGGCTGCCAGGCGCTTCCTGAACCCGTCAGCACCCTCGGCGGCGATGTAGGCCACCCTGCCCTGGCGCACCTTGCGACCGCGCCATGCGGTGCCCCGGGCGATCGCCATGCCCATGTCCAGCACCGCGAAGCTCTTGCCACTGCCGCTGGCACCGTACACCACGCCGAGCGCTGCCTTCGGTAAAACGCCCTTGATCATCCACGGCAGCGCCTTGGCGCTGGAGAACAGGTGCACCGGCTCGAAGTTGAACCGGGGGGCCTCGCCTGTGGGCGGCGCGTCGTCCAGCAGGGCCTCGAACTCCTCAGCGCTGGCCGGGGTGTTGGGGCTCATGCCGGCCATCTTCATCGCGGTGCGGATGGTGACGGTGCGGTCGTGGTGCTTGCCAAACGAGGTCCAGCGCTGCAGCAGCACCTCGCGCCCTGGGAACTTGTCACTCTGCTCTGACCAGTCGCACCAATAGTCGAACCCCTCGCCGCGGGTCTCGTGGTGCAGTCCCATGCCCACCGCGAGCCACTCGTCGTGGGCCATGCCAGGGTCGAGCTTGGCCAGCAGCTCCTCGAGCTGGGCCGCGGTGAGGCCCACCGGCTCGCCAGCGCTCACGCTGATCTCGCCCACAGGCCGGGCGAAGAGGCGCGTGCAGAGCTCGCGCACCGGCTCGTCCACGGCCGCCACAGTGTTGGCGTTGCCCATCATCTCGCTGGCCGGCAGCATGTTGCCCGTGAAGGTCACGAACCCCTTGGTGCTGAAGACCTCGAACCCGTACGGGTCGCCCTTGTACTTGCTGTTGCCGTACTGACCCTTGATGAAGGCGCGCACGCCGGTGCCGCTGGGGCTGTACTCGGCGTAGGTGTTGGTGACGATCGGCACCAGGTCCGGGTGCAGGTCGCCGCCGGTGATGCAGTGGTCGAAGTCCAGCGCGCAGATGTTGAACTCGGGCAGCGGGACGAACCCGACACCGTCAAAGCCCCGGCGCGCGGCCGCGGTGCGCGCGGCGTCGAACGTGGTGAGCTGCTGCCGGTCCTCTGGACGGCCCTGCACGCCGTGGCGCTTGGACCCGTTCGTGTAGTAGGGCACCTTGCGTGGCCTGTCCTCGCCCTCGTGGTACTCGAAGCGCCACACCAGCCAGGCTGGCAGGTTGCGCATCTCATCGGGCGCCACGATGCTCGAGAGGTGGGGCTTGATGGTGGTGACCGCGTTCACCTGCGGTCTCCGGTTGAAGCGTTGAACATTGGCGACTTTCAAAAGCGCCATGGGTGGAGGTTCCGGAGTCGCCAAACCAACCCGCTGTCCACGGGCCGGAACCCCCACCCATGGCGGGACAGAAACGGTTTGGCCCTAAGATTGTAGCAGTCAGTACAGCCCTATGCGCCCCATCGCACGGACAGCTTACACACGCCTGGCCCACTTCCTGAGCCACGCGCCGGTAAACTCGACCTCGCCTCGCTGGCGGGCCATCTGGGTGTACTGGCACACCCACATCGAGCGCTCGCGTCGCACGAGGACCAGGATATTGCCGCTGGGCAGCATCAGTCGCATGCCCACAGCCAGCTTCATTTGTTCGCGCTGAAGAGGGCCATCGTGCAGAAACCCGCCATGAAACCCAGCCAGAAGATCAGGAACTCAATCACCGGACACCTCACTCACGATAGGGAAATCCGAGACCACGGCACGCGAGCCCAGGCACTTGCTCGCGTACTGGCACGCCCGGCAGGCAGCACACAGGTCAGTCTTGAAGACCAGTGGCAAACGCCCCCGGCTGGCCTTGTGCATCTCGGCAGTCACCGACTCGACGCGCCCCGCCATGTCGGCACTCGCCTGGCGGTGGCCGCCCGCGAGTTGGTACAGCTGTCCGCGGGTGGTGCGGACTCTGAGCGCCAGCGTCATCTGCTCGTCGGTGGTGGCGGCGGCCATCCAGGCGCGCATGGGTGTGATGGTTTTCATGCGCCAGATTTTAGCAGACCGTACAGAATTTGCACCTTTGCGGTAAGGTCGGGTAGGCTGCGCGCCATGCGATCGGTCTACGAACAGCGCCGCGAGAACCTGCGCACGTTGATGCGCAGCTGGGGTGGACCCACCTCGCTGGCCAAGAAGCTGGGCCACTCCAACGGCAGCTACCTGGCCCAGCTCGCCGGCCCCAGGCCCACCCGCGAAGTGTCAGAGAAGGTCGCCCGCGAGATCGAGGGCAAGCTGGGCCTGCCCATGGGGTGGCTGGATAAGGAAAACCCCGGCAGTGTGCAGCCGGATGACGAGCAGCTTGCAGAGTGCGTTCGCGCCGTGGCAAGCTCGTTACGTGACAAGGGCCTACGGCCCAACCCTGAGACCTACTCTCAGCTTGTCGCACTCGTGTACGACCGCGTGCGCCTGACCGGGCGGGTCGACGAGGCCTACATACAGAAGCTGGTCGGGCTCATCATCGGAGGCAAGTAATGGACGACAACACCCTCGAGCAGCGCATCCGGTACTTGATCGAGCACGGCGGCGTGTACGACGACCCGCTCGACGACATCCGCCGCGGCATCCGCTGGGCGATCGGGATCGGGGCGGTGGCCCTGATCTGCGCACTGGCCAACCTCCTGGTCTGAAACCAATACCCGACTGATTTTGTCGGGCTTTTTTGTGCGCGGGTGTTTTAGCATGTGCTACATTATCGACATCGCAATTAATTAACCGGAGAAACAAATGGCCTACCGTCAAATGCACCTCGACAAAGGACCCAAAGGGATGGCAGCTCGCACCGCCTGCGGTCGCAACATCCTGCGCACCCCGATGTCCACCGACTGGGCCGGGTTCAAGAACGAGCCGCAGCCGTACCAGTGCATCAAGTGCCGGGCGTCCAAGCAGTTCGAGCTGAACACCCGCCGCGACGCGCAAGCCACCTGAGTCCCGTGCGACCTGCCCCCGGGCAGGTCAGACGAGATTCCCCAACCCGCAACGTAGAGAAAGAACCATGCAATGAACTTCATCCTGAACATCGGCCTCGACAACGTCCCTGCCGATCTCTCCTACACCAACGGCGTCCTGAACCCGCTCACCACACGCCGCGCCCTGCAGGCCACGCAGGCCGCCCGCAACCACGGCTTCGACATCGTCCGCGCCAAGGTGGTCCAGTCTGACACCGAGCTGACCCTGGTCATCCTCGCCGAAGACAACGGCATCGGCCAAGACAACCGCGTCGACATGCTGGCCGTGGCGCTCAAGCAAGACTGCATCGCCATCTGGTCCGTCGACCAGCAGTACGGCCAACTGATCGGCCCCAAGGCCGCCGCCTGGGGCGAGTTCAACCCCGAGTTCTTCTTCATGCTCGACGGCACCCGCCTCGCACAGCCCACGCAACTCGCAGCCTGAAAGGACAGCGCCATGCTCCACACCCCGCCCCACAAGCAGACCGATCCGCGCAAGGCCCCTGGCCAGATACCGAGCCGCAAATGAACCCCACCAGCTCCACCAAAGCCAAGGCCCGAGTGAAGTGGATGGGCACCTTTGAAGCTGTGGTCGTGAAAGCCGAGCCGGCACACGCCGGGCGCATCGAGTGGCCCACCGCGCACCACTGGTACTTCTCGGGCTACACCGCCCAGGAGGCTGCCGAAAAGTATCTGGCAGCAAAAAAGATCTCCCAAGCCCTGTAGCATCCGCTACAATGATGTTTTACAACCCCGAAAGGAATTCCCCGTGATCCAAGTCACCCTCAACTTCCCCGACCAGGCCGCCCTGGTCGCGTTCTTCACAGCCAACACCGGCGCCGTCAGTGCACCCGAGAAGGCCGCCGTGGCCGACATCAATCCGGGAAAGCCGAAGCCTGCAGCTACCCCAGCTGCGACCGCGGCGGCCCAGCCTGCGAGCGCCGCGCCTGCTGCGGAGTCCCCTTCTGACCCAAAGCCTGCTGCAGCGGGCACCCCCGCTGCGCCTGCTGCCTCGTCCGAGAAGCCCGCCGCCTCAGTCGACTACCCTACCCTGCAGAAGGCCGTGTTCTCCTTGGCTGGCAAATCCCGTGAGAAGGCCGCCGAGGTCGCCGCGTCGTTCGGCGTGAAGACCTTCAAGGACCTCGACCAGTCGAAGTGGGCCGACGCCCTGGCTGCCGTCAACGTCGCACTGGCTGGCTGATCATGGCCGGCAGTCACTCCACGTGGAGCGCCAGCAAGTTCGAGGCAGACATGGCCTGCCCGGGCAAGCATGTGCTCGAGGCTGGCATGCCCAACAGCACCAGCAAGTACGCAGCCGAGGGCACCGCGGCGCACCAGGTGCTGACCTGGGCGCTGCAGGAGAACCTGCCAGCGTCCGCGTTCATCGGCCGACTGATCGAGGCTGACGGGTTCGCGTTCGAGGTGGACGACGACATGGCCCGTCATGTCCAGGTCTGCGTTGACTACGTCGCCGACCTGCGCGGTGACGATGGCGTCGTGTTCGCCGACATCCGGGTGAACTACAGCCAGTACCTCGGCACCCCCGAGGACGAGGCCTGGGGCACCGCCGACGTGATCGTGGCCCGCGGCATCGAACTGATCGTGGTCGACTTCAAGTACGGCATGGGCGTCGAGGTCTCGGCCGAGGCCAACCCGCAGATGAGCCTGTACGCGCTCGGCGCGCTGCAGGCCTACCACGGCCTGGTGGCTGACTTCGAGCGGATCCGCATGGCGATCAGCCAGCCCCGCCTGTCGGTCAAGCCCAGCGAATACGACATGTCGGTCGAGGATCTCGAGGCCTGGGGCCGTAGCACCGCACGTAGTGCGGTCCTGACCTGCCGCAACGCCGAGCGCACCCGCCACGAGGACGACGAGACCCGCTGGCAGGAGCTGTTCCTGCGCCCGACCGAGAAGGGTTGCAAGTTCTGCAGGGCCAAGGCCACCTGCCCTGCGCTGCGCAACGAGGTGACCTACCAGGTTGCCTCAGTCACGCCGGCCACTCCCGAGGAGTTCGCCGAGCTGGTGGAGCCCGCCCTCGACAAGACATCCGCGCATCCCGACTACATCAGCGTCGCACTGTCAAAGGTCGACCTGATCGAAGATTGGTGCAAGGCCGTGCGCGCCGAGGCCGAGCGCCGCCTGCTGGCCGGTGCTCCGGTGCCAGGCTACAAGCTGGTGCAGGGCAAGCGTGGCAGCCGCGCGTGGTCTGACCCGAAGGCCGCCGAGGAGCTGCTCAAGACCTTCCGGGTGAAGATCGAAGACATGTACGACCTCAAGCTGATCAGCCCCACCAGCGCCGACAAGCTGGCCAAGGCCGAGGTGATCGGCAAACGTCAGTGGCCCAAGCTGCAGACGCTGATCACCCAACCCGATGGCAAGCCACATGTGGCCCCCGTTTCCGATTCCCGTCCCGCGCTCGACATCCGTCCGGTCGCAGAGGACTTCGCCACCGTGACGGACGATCTCGCTTAATTCTCAACCAAAGGTAAACACCATGACCGCACCTACCCCCCTGGGCCGCATTCTCCTGAAGAACGCACGCCTGTCCTTCCCCGCCCTGTTCGAGCCCACCACCGTGGCCGGCGAAGGCAAGCCCCGCTACGGCGCCGCGCTGCTGCTCGGCGCTGATCACCCCCAGCTCGCCGAGATCAACGCCAAGATCGACGCGGTGGCCAAGGACAAATGGAAGGACAAGGCAGCCACCGTACTGGCTGGCCTGCGCAAGACCGACAAGGTCGCGCTGCACGACGGCGACACGAAGCCCCAGTACGACGGGTTCCCGGGCAACTACTTCCTGAGCGCCAACAGCCAAGAGAACGCGCCCCCGACCGTCATCGACCGCGACCGCACGCCGCTGACCATGAAGAGCGGTCGCCCGTATGCCGGGTGCTACGTGAACGCCTCGCTGGAGTTCTGGGCGCAGGACAACCAGTACGGCAAGCGCGTGAACTGCACCCTGCGCGGCGTGCAGTTCTACGCCGACGGTGACTCGTTCAGCGCTGGCCGCCCGGCCGATGCTGACGAGTTCGACGAGGTCACCGAAGGCGCGAGCGCCGACGACTTATGGTAACCCAGGCGGCCCCCTCGAGGGGGCTGTTTGGTGAGGGCCCCGGTTGGTTCGCCGGGCTGCCTGTGAAGTCAGGCCCCTCACCAAACATCGGGAGCAGCAACTCCTAGCCGGGACTCACCCACCCTGCGCATCGCTGAGGAATATGTCGCGCCCCCGCCCGGTACTGCTATCCGGGGCGCGACTGAGCAGACCGTGCTGCTGGAAACTGAAAGCGGTCATTCCTCGGAACGGGCGACCTTTTTGAAAGATGGATGATGACCACCCTCTGGTTTGACTGCGAGACCTACAGCGAGTGCGACCTCAAAGCGCACGGCACGCACCGCTACGCCGAGCACCCCAGCACCGAGATCACCGTGGCCCAGTGGGCGATCGACGACGGTGAACCGCAAGTGTGGGACTGCACTGCAGGCGAGCGCCCAGACCTTACGGCCGACCTGTTCGCGGCGTTACAGTTCGACCCCACCGTCCTGATCGCCGCCCACAACAGTGCCTTCGACCGCACGTTGCTGCGCCACTGCTGGGGCATCGACGTGCCCGTGGAGCGTTGGCAGGACACGATGATCCAGGCGATGGCGCACGGCCTGCCAGGCGGTCTGGATAAGATCGGCCAGATCGTAGGACTGGAGGCCGACCAGGCGAAGGACAAGCGCGGGCGCGAGCTGATCCAGTTGTTCTGTAAACCCCGGCCCAAGGGCCACGCACTGCGAAGGGCTACCCGTGAATCACACCCCAAAGAGTGGTCCGAGTTTCTCGAGTATTCCAGACAAGACATCGTCGCCATGCGGGCCATCGGCCAACGCCTGCCGAGCTGGAACTACCGCACTGGTCATCCTGAGCTGGCGCTCTGGCACCTTGACCAGCGCATCAACGATCGGGGGGTCGCCGTTGATATTGACCTGGCGCGGGCAGCGATTGATGCGGTGGCGCGTGAGCAAAAGCGACTGAAGGCCGAGGTCACCGACCAGACCGACGGCCTGGTAACCAACGCCAGCCAGCGCGACAACCTGTTGGCGTTCATCCTGGCCGAGTACGGTGTCGACCTGCCCGACATGAAGGCCGACACGCTGCGCCGCCGGCTCGAGGACCCCGAGCTGCCCGAGGGCGTGAAGCTGCTGCTGTCGATCCGACTGGAGGCCACCAAGACCAGCACCGCCAAGTACAAGGCCCTGGTCAATGCGACCAGCGCCGACGGCCGCCTGCGCAACACCCTGCAGTTCGCCGGCGCGCAGCGCACGGCGCGGTGGGCCGGTCGGATCTTCCAGCCTCAGAACCTGCCCAGGCCTGAGCCCGGCTTCGACGAGGCCGCGCAGGACCTGGTGGTCGAGGCGCTCAAGACCGGCTGCGCCGACCTGGTCTACACCAACGTGATGCAGCAGACGGCCAACGCGATCCGCGGCTGCATCGCGGCCCCGCCCGGCAAGAAGCTGGTGGTGGCCGACCTCTCCAACATCGAAGGCCGGGGGCTGGCCTTCCTGGCCGGTGAGCGATGGAAGCTCAAGGCCTTCGCCGACTTCGACGCTGGCACCGGCGAGGACCTTTACAAGGTCGCCTACGGCCGGTCGTTCAACATCGACCCCAAGGAGGCGGTCGGGCAGAAGCGCCAGATCGGCAAGGTGATGGAGCTCGGTCTCGGGTACGAGGGCGGCGTCGCGGCGTTCCTGACCTTCGCCGCGGTCTACAACATGGACCTGCAGGAGCTGGCGAAGGCGGTGTGGGACACGGCCTCACGCGAAGCGCTCGAGGATGCCCTTGGCGTGTGGAAGTGGGCGACTGGCAAGAAGCGCACGCTCGGCCTGCCGCAGGATGTGTACGTCGCCTGCGAGGTGCTCAAGCGCGCCTGGCGCGACGCGCACCCACACACCACCGCGCTGTGGCACGCAGCGGGTGAGAGCGTGCGCGCTGCGATCGCGCACCCGGGTGAGACCTTCGCCATCGGCGAGCACCTCAAGGCCCGCCGCGATGGTGCGTGGCTGCGCATCCGCCTGCCCTCTGGGCGATACCTCTGCTACATCAACCCGAAGGTCGACGACAACGGGCAGATTTCGTATTTCGGAGTCAACCAGTACACAAGGCAATGGGGCGCCATCAAAACCTACGGCGGCAAGATCATCGAGAACTGCACCCAGGCCTTCGCGCGCGACGTGATGGCCAGCAGCATGCCGCTGATCGAGGCCTGCGGTTACGAGATCGTGCTCTCCGTGCACGACGAGCTGATCACCGAGACACCAGACGACCCGCGCCAGTTCGACTGCAAAGGCCTGGCGAAGATGATGGCGCACCCACCAGTGTGGGCGAAGGGCATCCCGCTGGCCGCCGCTGGGTTCGAGTGCACGCGGTATCGGAAAGGTTGAGCGTTTCTCTTGGGATTTAGCAGGTGCTACAATTCACAGATCAACAACCACCTGGAGCAAGCAGTATGCACCTCATCCCCGCCTACGGTCGCGACTACACGTCGAAGGCCGCCGTGATCTCCGACCTAAAAGCCAACAAGGACTTCATCTGGTCCGACGGCCCGGGCCGCCCGCTGCCGATCAACCTACCCCAGATCCCGGCGCACTCGTTCCCGCTGCAGGTCCGCTTCCGCAACCTGCGCACGGTGGCCGTTGTCCAGCGCGCCGAGGTGGGCCTGTGACCACCTGGCCCTTCCCCACCCAGCTGCCGCCCCGGCAGCCGGCCCAGCCCATCCCCTTCAACCCTGACAACTTCGACGAGGCCCCGCTATGAAACCCCTTTTCCTCGACTGCCCCCCGCGCTACACGCGCACCCAGCGCCAGACAGCCAACGACGTCGACTATGCGTGCGCCCTCGAGCACACCGAACGTCCGATGGACTGGCAAGACAAGCTCGTGCTCGGCGCGTGCATCATCGCCGTGGCCGCGCTGGCCGGGATCTTGGTGCTGGTGTGAAGTGTCCGGTCTGCAACAAGCCGGCCGACGTACTCGAGACCCGTCGCACAACGGCTGGCGTGCGCCGCCGCTACGAGTGCTTCAACCACCACCGCTTCAGTACGTTGGAGCGGATCCACGAATTCAAGAAAGGCACACCGTGCGTGAGTCAACAATCGAAAAGCACCTCGTCAAGCGCGTGAAGGCGCTGGGCGGCGAGGTGCGCAAGGTCCAGTGGATCGGCCGGCGCGGTGCGCCGGATCGGCTGGTGATGCTGCCGGTGTTCGGCCCGGCTACGCGCCTTGACCAGCCGCCGCGCGTTGTGCGCAGTGGGCGCACCATCTGGGTCGAGCTCAAGGCCACCGGCGTGGCGCCCGAGGACTACCAGCTGCGGGAGCACAAGCGCATGCGCAAGATGGGCCAGCGCGTCGTCGTGATCGACTCGATCGAGGGTGTCGAGGAGCTGCTGTCGTGAAGTACTGGCCCGGCACCACCCTCCCCCGCTCGACGGGCAACGCCTTCGACTGGCGGCGCACCGCCGGCGAGCTGGCTGCCTACATTCTCAACATCCAGGCCAAGAAGGACGCCGGCCTGTTGGGCGCGAAGGCGCAGCAGGCGAAGAGATGAAGGACTACGTCCCGCGCGCCT